GTCATTTGTATTTACTATTTATACGAAAAACTACGTAGATATAGGCCAAAAACGGCTATTTTGTAAAAATATTAGGCAAGATTGAAAATCTTTTGAAAATCTTCAATAAAAATAGTTTCTAAATTGTTAAATTTATTTAGTTCTTCAGGAGAATAGTTATCTGGTGCTATTACTCTTTTATACTCAATATCTTTATTTTCTTTTATTACGTTAATGGTTTGACGCATCCAATTGCCAAAAAATGTTGCACTATCTGTAGACTTTTTGTAATTTGAAGTGTCAGCATATACGTTATTAAGCAGTTGGCCGTCCTTAGATCCTTTAAAATCAAATCCTAATATATATATATTTTTATATTGATGCTGTGTAGCTAACCATAATGCTGTTGGTCCACTTGACCAGCCTTTACTTGGGTTAAAGTAGTTTAAATTTTTTATTCTTTGAAATGATCTATTAGGATTCGTCCATACTTGATTACTGTGTTGGAATCCTGCTTTATTAATTTCTAAAACCATTTTTACATCAACAGCTATTAAGTAGTCTGGACGAAAGTTTCTGTATACTGCATTGCAAGCATACACGTTTCCTTTAGATTTTAATTGTTCTAGATCAATTGGAAGCCTGCTAGTACCGTTGCCGATAACAAATGCAATTTCGTTAGATGATATGTTTTCAATGTTGTTTGTTTTAGCTAAAGATTCAAAACGCTTTTGGTTGCGTCTTTCTTGTCTTATCTTATGCCATTCTTCTTTTGTATAAAAAGACTTATCAATTTTGGCCATTATTAAACACCACCAGCCTCCGCTTGTGATGCAATGCCATACATTTGACGTACAAAATCTAATTCATTTTGCATTTCTTCGTGGTGTGTTTCTGATGCTTTTCTTATTCTATTGATTTGGCCTAGTGTTAGCCTAGTTTTTCTTGTGTCGGTTGCTTTGATCGGTGATTGATCATGCTCGGGCTCGTAGACTTTATCCTCTACAGGCTCAAGTGTTTCTCTATCAAAATAAAATAATTCTCTAAGTATCATATTGTATTTATACCGTTTGGTCAGTTGTTGGCGATGCACCTGCGCCTAGGTCTGTTCCTGTTGTTGTGTCTGGCGGTGTTGCATCTCCACCATCTTCTGATGGTACAGTAGCATCTTCATCTTCCATGCCGCCTAAGTCTGCTTCCATTCCTGCTCCTGAAATACCTCCGCCACGCATTTCGCCTGAGGCATCTGTTGGTGGTGTTTCAAGATTCTCGTCATTTTCTTCTCTCCACAACCTTTCGTTCTCAGCAATCTCTTCTTCTGACATTCCTAAGAAACGTTTAAGTGCAAATCTATTTGAAATATAAGGAATAGCACTCATTTGTGTGTATGTTGGTACACGAGCATTGTCAACTTCGCTTTGTCTATACGATGCAAAGTTCTGTGGTGGTTGGAAAATAAGGTCAAACATTGATGTATCAACGTTCATACCCTTTTCTAACAAGTATTTTTTAAATTCTTTGTCAAATTCTTCAATGAGCATACCTTGTAAACGCTCACAGTAAGTATTAAACCTTAATTCTTGAATATATGCTGTTCCGACTCTACCATCATTGTACTGACTACTTGCATCTTCAGCCCCTGTAGGCAGGTATGAGCTAGGAATTCGTAAACCGCGTACGAGCTTATTAGTAAAATATCTAAGGTCATCAATTTCTCCTAAATTTGTACCACCGGGTAACGTTTCTACTTTAGAACCACGTCCTTCTGCTGTTTGCGGAAAGAAGTAATCTTCATTAATACTTAACGGGTTGTAACTACTGTCTATAACATTGGCACCCCCGCCTGATTGGCTTGGAATACGTCTTTGGTGAATCTCAGTTTTTACACGTTCTACGAATTGCATAGCAAGGTGACTAGGCATATTACCTACGTCAACATAGAAAACACGTCTTTCAGGAGCACGTTGTACTCTGTATATAATAATTGCGTCTTCTAATAGTTCTTTTTGTTTGTATACTTTAAAAATTGTTTCTAGTAATGAGTTACCAAAAGGATAATTGTTGTCTAAGCCTTCACTCATACTTAAATGTACAACGTGTTTAGCGTCTACAGCAATCTCTGACTCTTCTCTACTCCACCTAGTACCTGCTTGGCCGCCGCTATTGGCTCCTATGTGACCTTTGCCTGCACTTGCACTCTGGTAACTACCCATTCCGCCATTGTTTATTTGGCCATTTGTTTGGTGTGGCGTAGTTGCTACCATTTCTCCAAAGTTTAAATTGAAGTCTTTGACAATATACTGTTCAGGTGTCTTACCTTCTGATTCGTTTACAATAATTTTTGTTAAATTTGCCGCATCTACGTGGAATAACTTTTTAGTTTCTGGATCTCTAATGAAAATTTGGTCTCCGTACTTAAATGCATTACGGATTAATCTAAACATACGTGTTTCAAACTTATTAAGTTTGCACCATTGTTGTAGATATTTTTGTAAAATGGTTGTTTCTGAGTTTGTTGCTTTCTGTTTAAAGCTCAATGCAAAGTTTGTACCATTTTGATCATTCTTTTGTGTACAAAATTCAGCAAGAATGTCTAATGCTGCATTAACTTCTGAATCACTATCCATTGTATTGTACTGGCCATAGCGTTCAACACGGTTAGGACTGCCAACATACACATCAGGTAGATGCGAATTATAATTTTTAGTAGCGGGACCAGGCTGTAAGCCTCCGTTGTAATTACTGAACGGACTGTAGCTTCCTTCTGCGTTAGTACCCGTTGGTACTGGTGTAAAGTATTTTTTCCAGCTCATTTTTTTCCTTTAGTCCGTGTTAGCTGCTGTTGCTTTAGTATGTTTAGCAATATCAGACAAAGACTGTTTCATAGTTTTCATGTTATTATTTAGTGATTCTAGTAATTCTGTACTAGGACCTGATCCGTTCATCTTTTTAACTAGATCAGCTGCGGCTGTGCCTGTACCACCACCAAATAATCCTTTATTATCTTCTGCTAAGGCTTTATTCATATCTTCTAATGACCTTGCTATTTCTTGCATATTATTATTATACTTGGAAAGCTCTGATATGTCAAGTCCTTTTTGTATAGCATTTACATTATCGCTAAATCTGTCTAATTTGTCAATTCTTTCAAATGCACTAGCAACTCTTTCCATTCCTGGACCAATACCAGCCATTCTTTCTAGCAATTTCATGTTTTCAGGAGTTACACCTAATGTTTTTGCTATATCTTTGTCTTCTGGTGGTAAAGTTGCGGCTTCTGCTTTAATTTCTGCTGGACTTGACCCAAGTAATCCAAATGTTAGTCCGTTTAATAAACTGCTTCCTGCATTACCTAATGATTCGCCAAATCCTGCGTTCGGATCAGCATTAAAACCTGACACACTATCAAATAATCCCATTGCGCCAGCGGCAACAAGTCCAACACCTGGAACAAATTTAAGTCCACGCAATCCTGCTTTACCAAAACTTAGTAAAGGATTCGCTTTTGGCGCATTTTTTAAACTTGTGAACTGACCTGTTTTTGTATCTCTGCCAACAGTAGGACCACCTGGTGGTGTTTTTAATTTAGTTGCAGCGGCTGCTGTGCCACCAGCGGCTAATGCACCGGCTGCAATTCTTCCAGCTATTGCACCTCCAATAGCAGGTCCTGCAAATAAAGCAGTTATTGCAGTTACTACGCCAGCAACAACTAAAGGATCAGAAAATATAGTTGCAAAGCCAGATTTTATACCTTCAGCTAATGCTACTCCTATTGGCTTAAACACTTCTTCTATCATTCCCTTCTTTTCTTTGCCGTCACCGTACAATGCTTCTTTAAGTGCTTCTCCTAAACCTTTTTCATCAACTGTTTTAAAGAAACTTTCAAGTGCAGGATTAACTGTTCCTGTTATATACTTGCTAATATTTGACAACGCTGTTTTAAAAGTAGATCCTTCACCTTGTTCACCAATAAAGCCTGTAAACCAACCATTGAATGGACCAAACACTTCAGTAACTGCACCTAGTAGCGGGTTAATTAAATTTGTAACAATCGCTAGTTTTGCTTCTTTAACTGTTTCTAAAAATTGTGCCATTGCACCTAGTTCACCATCTTCAGGTGGTGTAGCTGTAATTGTTTCAAAGTCTGCTAGGAATTTGTCTTTTGCAAATATAAGACCTTCACCAGATTTTGTAAAGTATGGAGCAATTTTATCAATTTGGCCGCCAAACAATGCGGCAATTTCTGCACCAACACCTTCGCCTGATATTACACCAGCTTTAATAGCTGCTTCTAAGCTACCAGCTGATTTTACTTGATTTTCCAAGTAAGTTGCCATTCTCTCGCCTTGGCCTGCAAGCATAACATCATACTCGGTTGCTGTATTCAACGCTGTACCAAGTAAATCTCTTACATTTTGAGCACTTTCAGGCATAGTAGCCGTAAATAATTGTAGCTCTCTTGTTAGTGGCGGCATATTTAAGAATTCTGCTTTTAGAGCATCAACAGCAACTTTGCCGCCTGTGGCTTGTGCTTCAGCCATTGCAAGGTTTACTTTCTTTCGCTCATCAGCATCAAGTTTTGCTAATTCCATTTGGAATGCAACATCCATTTGAGCTTGTGCAATTTTATCTTGTTGTGTTTTTACATCTTCGCCTGTTAACTTTGCTAGTTGTAGCATGTTCTTTGTTAACTCTGCAGATGCTTCTGCAGCAAAGGCTTTGTCTTGTACTTCTGCTCTTGAACCTGCTCTATTTAAATAAGCATTCATGACCATTTGCTCGTTTATCTCTTCCATGGACAAACCCATTGACTGGAGTTGTATTCGAAGATCAGTGCCAAGGGCATCTGTTAGTGCTGCTGTTCGTCTAGCACCTTGTGTTACTGTACCACCAAATGAAGCCATCATGGTAGAGCTTTGACTTACTAGTTGACTAAACTCTCCTAATTCTAATCTTGCTGTGGCGGCTGTAGTTCTCATGCCTTCTAGATCGTAGCCAAAGTCTGCACCTGATTTGGCCATTAATTGGAATGATTGATAGCTACTGTCTAGTATGCCAGTAAACATAGTTAACGAACTACCTACTATAGGTATATGTTGAACAAAACTAGATAAACTGTCACCGCCATCTAGTAATTCGTTAGCAAATCCTTTTAGTCCACCAATGGCTGCGCCTATGCCCATTGATACTAGTTTAAATAAACCACTTCCCATTAGGTTTAGGTGTTTGGTGTTGTTTTTTACAGCGTCAGTATTGTCTTTTACAGCATCTCTATGCTTAGTTGAAACTTTAACGCCGGACTCTTGGGCTTTGTTATATGCTTGTTGTGTTTTAGCTGCTTGCGACTTAGGATCGGCACCTGTAGTTTTGGCAAGTTTTTCCATAGCTGCAACAAGTCTTACTAGTGTTACTTCACTAGCAACGCCGTTCTCGCCGCCTATGTTTTCAATTTTAATTTCGTCAGCCATTTATAGTCAAATCCAGTTAAGTACGTATATAAATAAAAATGGTATATACATTTATAATAGTATTTAGCCAGGAGAAAAGATGGAAAACAAAAACACTAATCCGTTACAGAAATATTTTAGACAGCCTAAGATATATTTGTCGTTACCAAGTA